GTATGCCCGCACGCAAGAAGTACTGCGGGTGCGGCGGTAAACCCCGCCGCCGTTGCTCTGGCTGCCGCTGCTGCCTGATGTGGTGTTGCCTTCAATGGCGGTGATCTTTCCGATTGCGGCGCTTTCGATGATCCCGGTGTGATCGGTCGGCCCACCGCCGGGAAAATCGTAAATCACAATATCTCCCGGTTCAGGACGTGTTACAACGCACTCCGGATGATGCTGCTTGTACCAGTTCAGCAGGGCCCCGCAGGAGGCCGTCTTATACGGCAGGCGCATACCTGCCTCGGCATAGCACCACTGCACAAACGCCATGCACCACGGGTAAGCACTGCCGGAAACCTCCCGGCCATAATACCACGTGTTGTATTTGACCTTGTTGCTGTTCGCCGGCCATTCCGTGATGCCGAGCTGCTTTGTGGCAACTGTCAGCAGTTCTTTGACTGATGCCATTCTATACCGCCTCACTTTCTGCCAGTGTGCCGACTGCGACCGGGATAATGCCGGTTTTCAGCTCGTATACAGCGGCCTCAATCAGCGCGTCAAGCTGGGGTTCATCTACCGTTACGCCGTGCTGCCGCAGCCATGTGAGCACATAGGCTTTCTTATCTTTGCCCTTGCCGGGGCCGTTGTAAATCTGTTCTGCCGCAGAGACGGCGATCCTGACCCATGCATTGATTTGGCTTTGCTGGGCGGCAGTGGTTTTGCTTTTGATGTACGGTACGACAAAAGTCGTAATCACGGCTGCGAGCAATACCGCCGCAGCCTGTACAATCGGTGTAATATTCATGATGGTATCTCCTTATCACGTTGTCCCTTCCTGCAAAAAATCATGTTTTTGCAGGCGTTCTTTATAGCTGTCCCGTATGTTCTCAATCGCTAAAACTGCGCGGTTATTGGGATATTCAGGATGCGCTTTGCAGTAGAATTCATATGCATCAATCTCGGCCAGCACTTCGATAAATTCTTCTTTGGTGTGGTCAATACTCCGCAGCAGTTCATTGTTAAAATGCAGGATACGGGCACGGTGTCCGTCTGCCGTGCGGCGGTCGTCCATCGTGATATGGGCGTCAAGCTTAACCTTGATTTCCGCCAGTTCCTCAGCCACTCCGGCATTGATCGCTTTGCCAAGCATCTTTGCCAGCCATGACCATGGGTTGATTTGAATGGGGGCAAGCTGGACTATCGTTAAGACAACCAGCACCAGCCTGCCCCCGCCTTTCATAATGTTTGTAATGCTCAATGCAGTACCTCCGGTATGTTTCGATTGCGGCAGGCCGCTTTTGTATGCTAAAAACGGCCTGCCCTTAACGTTTTAGTCCGTGACCTCCAGGTCAGCGAGCATCTGCGCCACCTGCTCCCGCAGCATTGCGGGAACCTGCTCCAGCGTCTTCTTTCCCTTGATAATCAGGGTCGCGTATACAACTGCCATTTCCTGCACCTCCCCTCTGAGTAAGATTGATGTAAGCCAAAGCCGAATGTTAAGCATCGGCGTTGCCCGCAAGAATTGCCTGCACCGTTGCCCGCAGAGTGGCGGGTACGTCTTCCAACGTTTTCAGGCCCTTTCTGATAAGACTAGCATACATTTTAGCCATTGTCGTTCCCTCCCAAAAGCAGCTCATAGGTTTCACAAAGTGCCATTTCAATGTTCGTCTGTCCCTGTTTCATCTGCGCGTTTTCTGCACTCAGCCTGGCAACTTCCTGCCGAAGCAGTTCCATCTCGGACAGCGGCGGGGCCGGGATGGCTGCACGTTCGGCAGCAATTTCGGCTTCCGTGCGGAGCTGAACGGCCTGTCCGTCCCACTTGTACAGGGGGATGCCGTCCATGTTATAGAGGGACGGGTTTTCTTCACCGTTCGGGAACAGTCGGAACTGATAGCCGCCCTGCTCATTGATGCAGATTGCATCTGCCGTGTTGCGGTCAGGGTTCGGGCCGTCCGAAAACGCGTCAATAATTGCGCCATCTGCGCGCGTTTTGATGTAGTGTTTGTTATAAATTTCGTCCATAATGTCCTCCTTAAAGATCTGCGCTTGCAAGCAGTATGTTTTCTTCTGTGCCAGGAACACACACAAGCTGATAATATTTCCCTTGTTCTAAGCTGGCTGCTGCTTCCACGTATGCAGACGCCATATTGCCTGATATCTTGTTCAAGCTGATAGATGTAACATCTAAACCAGAAGCACAACTACCTTCAGGAACTAACTTCCAATTCCCCTTGTAAGTAATTGCAGGACGTGCCCGCATGGTCGTAGGCAACGGGATGTCGATTGTAGCTCTTGTGCTAACCGCACTCTTTAAACCACCGCCAACTGATGCATATTCTTTGTCAATTACACAGAAATTGATAAGATACCTCTGGCACTTTGCCAATTCCTCCGCATAATTCGGCGTCGGATCGTTAAGCACCCACTTATTGCCTTCCCTATGAGCAAGGGTCTGATGATCATTAATTTCTACCTTTATAGCTCTTACTTTAAACCAAGAATTTTCTTGTGGAGTATTGAGCCTAAGCGAAATTAAACAACCTTTTGCCAAAGTGTCTTTTACTTTGACGGTGAACGTATAAAGGCCAGGTTTGGTTATGCCTGATGTAGCACCTATGGGGTTAGTGTGGCTCAAAAATGTATCTGTATCCCATGCAGCAAATGTGCAAGTGCAATCATCAACCAAATTCAATTCATCTATAAGAACACTGCAAGTTACAGTCTTCCCGGCCAATGCGCCGAAATTTTCAATAAACTGATTTATGCTGGGAAAATTGTTTGAATTGTCACCCACACTTATAACCTTTAAGCCATCTGACAATAATTGCAGTTTGCAGCTCCCTCTTAACGCCCACATATCAACCGTATATCCAGTACGCGTATATTCATCCTGCATACGCTGATTAACAACTAATTTCTTGTTGCTGAAATCCGCGTTAATCAGTATCTGCTTTCCACTCATATACCGGTAATAATCGGCAATCGAAATATCACTCCCCGGCATTTTCAGATTGCCAGCGTTCAGCAGCTTAGGAAGATCGTCAAAGGGAATTACGCCTGTTCCCTCGGCTGCTGAATGTACCAGCAGGCTATCTGCCAATGCAGGGTTGACCAGCCTTTTTAATTTATCAATAAACATTGTTTTCTCCCTTCAAATAACGAATTATTCAAAGGGACAGTTCTTGCTTTTGCTTCACATTTTTATAAATTCGCGTCAAAAATAACGTTCTTTTCACTGTTGGAGGAAAGCATAAGCGCGTGACCTTTCCCCATTGGAAAATCGCCATTCACGCGGATACCGATTGCATTTCTGCTTGCAAACCATGGCGCGATAGATTTCGGAGTAATCGTTTGACCATCCACAGTGCAAAGCCAATTACTCCCGTCAGTATCCGATATTGCCGGATTGGCACGCATCGGAACATCGACTGGAAGAAATACACTTGCTGTTGTCGCAGAAGTCGTATGTCCGTAAAACACACCATAGCCTGGTGAGTTATAATTAAACACCCTTTGATACCGCTTGCACTTAAAAAGCTCTGACGTATAATCCGGCGACGGGTCATTGAGCACCCACTTATTGCCTTCCCTATGAGCTAAGGTTTGGAAGGGGCCAAGCTCGAATTTTACAGCAACCACTGTCTTACTTGTCTTATCAGTAATACATCCGCAAGTTATTTGCCAAACTCCATTTTCAAGTAATGCAAGGCTATTTGACGCATCAATCAAAATTGTCTGTGCGTAGCCTGTTGACGGAATTTCTTTAGGCGTTTTACCGGTTGCAGTCAATAATGTACCATTCGCCAACAACTGGGAATACGTAACAACCGTATCTAATGGAATTCTGTCATGTTCAAGCCTTTGTAAGATTGATGTACCTGTTTCGCCATCACGACTTATTTTCAATCCATTTTCCGTAAGCTCGACCGATACACTTATGCCCGTTCGCCATCTGTCAATGCAATTTTTATTCGGGCCATATGTGTTCTGTCCAAGCTGATTGACAGCCGTAGGAAAGTAGCAGTTATCAATTAAATTCGTTCCGGTAATCTGTTGCAGCCGCCGGTCAATACTTGTCTGCTTATCCGGCAGCAAAAGGGCATCCGCCGTAAAAATCTTCGGAATCTGTGAAGCGGGAAGGCAAGCTGTCCCCATACCTTCTATGTCAACGAGAAAGCAGTCGCCCCCCCACTTAAAATATTAACTTTTTGAATATCAAGCATCGTTTTGCCCATATCATAATCCTCCTATTATCGCACTACAAGATGACGTGGATGGGATTCCACTGCCGCATTATGCGCACTGATTTTCGTGTCAATGCTGTCTGCTACCTTGTTCAATCTGGCCTCCAGCATGTCAAGATCCTGCCGTTTCATTAACACTCTGCGGGCGAAGATCGGCTCACCGTCACTGGTGCATAACGGAGTGCCATCACTGCACAGCAGCGGCGTTGTAATTTCACCGGAAAAGATTTCATCTCTGAGCTGTTCTATCGCATCTATTACCTCCTGCAATTCCGATCCGGAAATCCCCGGAGCATTTACACTTCCCTGTGCCATTTTTCACCAGCTCCTTTCAGCGTATTACAAGATGGTTCGGATGAGATTCATCCGCTTCATTGTGCGCGGCGATTGCATCCGCAATCATTTCCTCAACCTGCGCTGTTGTAGGCCGTTCGCTGAGGCTCGTTTGCAAGGCGCTGATATCATCCGCTGCGGCCTGCGCAACGTCCGCTATCATATTGGTTTCCCGTTTCACATGAAGCAGCAAATGAGCCAGTTCTAATGCTTTAAACAATGCCGTCACCTCCTGCTTAAATTGCGGAGCTTAAGCATTCTCCGTACCAAATGCTGCATCCAGAGCTGCATTTACTTCTTCATCGGTTGCGAATGTTACAACTTTCGTATCGACACCGTTAATTTTGATGCAGCCGGGATTTTCGCTTGCTTCTACCTTGGCTGCACCTTCGGCAATTCCAGCCAGCTTGGCTTTATCCGCATCAGTGTAATCATTCGCGGACAGGCCTTTACCGTCCTCTGTCGGCTGGTATCCGGACAGGTCAACGCCCCAGTCACCGACCTTTTCCAACGCACCGTCAAATACCATGTATTCGGCGTACAGATTGCCCTCCTCCGCATCTGCGCGGGGAACCATATAAATATACTGGTCAGCATCCGGCGCGGTCAGGTCGATACTCTCTGCACCGTCAACCTTCTTTCGCTTCAAGTGCGCGGACGCGGCGACTGCTGCCGCTGCTGCGGCTTTGGCCTGCTGCCTGAAACGCTGTGCCATCGTGCCCAGCTGTCCAAGTTCAAGACTTTTCGCCTGCGCTGCTGTGTTCGTTTCTGCCATTTGAGTTTCCTCCTGAAATTTTGTTTATTCGTCATCAGAAGCGAGCGCTTCATCTAACACTTTATTTACTTCGGCATCTGTCGCCATGCTAACAGAAAGAGTGCCGTCATGCGTAACGTTCAGACCGTCACCGACCTTGACACCGCCCAGCGTGTTCTTCGTTGCGGGCGGCAGGGTAAAAGCTCCATTGCTCCCGCTGCCGTCCCCGACTGCGAAATAACCGGATGCGTCCCCGGTCAGGTTCAACAGCGCCGGGATGAGTTCTGCGGGGATTATCTTCGACCAGATCCGCAAAGCGCCGTCCAGCGTTTCACAGACGGGGGAGAGTCCACAGTACCCGGCACGCGCCGCTCCTGTCAGCGGGAAGGTCAGGTAAGGAATCAGCCTGGCCGTTACACCTTCCACCGGGATATCGACATGGTGGGGATAATCCCCGCCCTCCGGATCGGTCTGCCAGCCGTCCGCAGGGATGATAATTGACTGCTGGCGCGTGCCGAGCGCATCAATCAAAATCCCCAAATCCTGATAGGTGACAAGCCCGGCAGGCGCGGTAACGACTGCGTTAATCTCATTCGAGAGAATGAGCGTCAGCGGGAAGTTAAACGTACTCGGCGGATACATCGGGTTATATGCCGGGATAGGCTGCCGGTAATCCCCCAATGTGCCATAGATCAGATCGGTTTCCTCTCCCGTTTCCGGGTCTTCCGCGAAAACCATAAACTCCGACAAATAAAAGGAATTTACTTCCGGGTGCTCCGTGTTGGAAAACTGAATGGTAAAATGCAATCGGTCATTCTCGTGCCTGCGGTTACAGACTGCTCCGTCCGACTCAAAGGCAAGCAGCTCGTGCACGTCTGCAAGGTTGGTGTCTTCGTCCACCTTGCCGCTGCCAAAGGCAACTCGGGTAATCTTAAACGGTTTCTCCAGCGCAAGGCACGCCGCCATGACGGCAAGGCCATGCGTGGTAGGTTTATAAGCCTGTTTCATTGGTTTTTATCTCCCTTCTGGTGGATCCATAATGATGGTGCAGACGTTCCCCATCCGCTGGATGCTGAACGGCGGCGGAGCTGCATCCGGCGGGATAGTGACATGAATCCCGCCATTGCCGCCGACATGGAGCGCTCCGGTAAAGTCCAGGTTATTCGGCGCTGCCGGGATGCTCGTTTGCGTGTGCATTCCGGCAGTACCGCCAACGTACAGGGCGTGTCTAAAATCGTAGGTATTCGGCTTTTCCGGAATGCCAAGCTCTGCGAGAGTACCGACTGCACCGCCAACGTGAAGCGTCGAGATAATCTCCGGAAAAGATACGATAAAATCATACGATAAATGGGAAGGCTTAACCTCACGGATGTATTTCAGAATTTTTTCAAAGGGCAGAGGCGCAGGCTTTGGATGCAAAACCACTTCAAACCGATACGGGCCTTTGAAATCATGCACTTCAGTTTCCGTACCCGCCAGCTCCTGAATCCCTCGCCGGATGGCCTCCGGATTAATCGGCCGCACGCCGCGCACGCGGTTTAAAATCCGCTGCCGCCGCTGTTCCAGCGTCAGGGTTTCATCCGGTTCAAAGCCGTATACCCATTCCCAAATTTCAATGCTCCATGTACAGGTCTGCACAAAAATTTCCGATTTCAGTTCATCGGACCACGCCCGCATTTCATCCCACTCACGGCCCATGACTTCAAACAGCCAAAGGCCGATGTAAGATTGATCATAAAATCCCTGCGTGACCATCCGCAGGAATGCTTCTGCCTCCGGGCTGCGAATAATATCAAGATCGGGTCTGGACACGCAGTATCACCTCCCCGGTCAGCGGATACTGCACGTATGTTATCGTAATATTGGCTGCATCCCCGTTAATCAGAAGCGCCGTATAATCCACTATTCCCGGTGTTTTTGCGAGTACCGCACCGACCTGTACCCAGCGGATATAACCAACATGCGACGCATAATTTTCGGTTGCTTCCCGTCCGACCTCCAGCCAGTAAAAGTCAAGGTTGTGGCGGAACTGTTTTTCTACCGTGTCAAGATCCGCCCCATCCGCTAAAACCACGGCAGCGGAAATATTGACCGTAAATGCCGATGGGGCAATCACAGTCAGCTTTGCACCGATGGGCATAAGGCGTTTGATATCGCGCGCATCATCACCTGCAATATGCTGATAAACCGCATCAAGAATCCGCTGATTCGCCGGGAGGCCGTTGCTGTCAATCACAATAAGCCGCACCGCGCCGGAACAATGCTCATTCCCAAGCGGATCAGCAAAGTGCCACTTTTCAGGCAGCTCCGGGTCGGGCCATTCCTGGTCTACGAGTATTTGACCCACCCCCGGAACCTGTTTCCCCCAGCGGATATAATCCGCATTGCAGCCCGTCATGGACGAACCGTTCCGCATGGCGTCCAAAATGCGCACCAGATATACCAAACGTT